GCCCGTTTATTTACCGCAGGCTTTTTTATGTCCGCAATTATGCTATGATTTGAGTAATCAAGCACATGGCGGCAAAAAATGCTCGGAAACCTATCAAAACGCTACGAATCAGACAGCAAGCCGGGCGCAATTGGTTTTGATGCGGTCGGCGGATGGTCTTACGGCCTGTACCAAATCGCGACACGCCCCGGCACTATGTCGCTGTTTTTGGCGTGGCTGGCAAATAGCAATTATAAATTTGCATATGAGCGGCTCAAGTGTGCAGGCGGGGATATTGCAGCCCGTGACGGCAGCAATGCGTTTAAGTCAGCGTGGGAGGCCCTTGCCGACGATCCAGAATTTACCAACGCTCAGCACGAGTACATCAAATTCAGTCATTACGATGTGCAGGCGGCGCGGGTCAAGGCCACTGGTATTGATCCTGATCAGCGTTCCGGGGCGTTGCGTGATGTGATTTGGTCTACTGCGGTACAGCACGGGGCAAAAACCAACGTAATTACCGGCGTTATTGCCGAGCATGGCGCGTTACCCGATGCGCAATTAATCCCACTGATTTATGCCGAGCGCAAAACTCGCTTTGGTAGTAGTACCGCTGCGGTGCGTGCAAGCGTCATGTCTCGATTTGATAGTGAGCAGGCCGAGGCGTTGCGGATGCTACGAGTTATGGATATAAGCAACGACCAGAATTCGCAGCCAAGACTGCAACAACCGCAGAATAGTGCAACTACAGTTACACAAAAACCAACTTTTAACACCAAAAAACCAAACAGGAGCGACTACTTATGATTTTCAAAACCCTGATTCCAATCCTAGCCATGCTGATTTTCATCACCGGATGTACAGCGGCGCAGCCGAAAGCCGAGCCGCCGGATGTGTCGGGCGTGGATGTGCCTATGCTGCTGTTGCAGCGGCAAGCCTACGTTGCCCCGAAAGATGCCACAAATGACGCATTTTTTGCAGCTCACTCGGAAAACAAAGGCGTGGCGAAGTTGCAAGATTTTCAGATGGGGCTTATTACCGAACTGATGGCACTATCCCACACGTCAGGTCACAAAATCACGCTACACGGGGGCGCGACAGATGCACATTAACAATCCCGTAAACTCGAAAATCAACTGGACTCAATTGCTAGCATTTGGGGCAACTATCCTAGCCGCCACTAACCCACAATTAATCCCGCTGATAGATGCTGCGCAAAACCCTGAAATCCAAACGGCAGCAGTCGCTGGCGTGGCGGCGGTCGGGCAGGTTGCGACGGTGGTATGGCGCACGTGGTTTACCGCTAAATGATGGTAGCCGCCAAACTGTCAGCCGTTGCCGTTTTTATCGGCGCGGTACTCCTACAACAACAAAACCTGAGCGCGGCGGTTGCGCTGCTGCTGGTGGTAATAATCTTCGGCGGGTGTAGCGTGTTTTTGCTGTCGACCGTCAACTATTTTTGGGGGTCAAATGGCAGCGAGAAAACAGCCGAGCGACGGAATACCAATGGCGGTGGTGCAGTGGATTTGCATCATCGCGTTGATGGCCCTCGTGGGCATTGACAAGATCAAGCACTGGATCATCCCGCCGTTGCATGATTTTTACTACGCCGCCCTGTTTGGCGTTGGGGTTTTCGGAAAGGGGTTTAAGGATTTTTTTAAGAAGTAGTTTTTTTGTTGGTTGCATTGGTCATTTTTTTGTAATTTTGAATGAATGCTGAATGCCGACACTGTGATCAGTGCAACCACCAAAAACAGTTTTAATGCAGCGGTAGAGCAATCAGGCAGCTCGTCAGGCTCATAACCTGAAGGTTGCGGGTTCAAATCCCGCCCCTGCTACCATTTTTAAGAGGGCTAACCATTGCCAAAAATTGAATTTATCCCGCTCTCGCTTGTCGATGATTACGACAAAAACAGCAACACGCACCCGCAAGCACAGATTGAAAACATCAAGGCGTTAATGCTCTATGTTGGATGGACGGTCCCCGCGCTGGTGCGCAAAACAGGCGAGCGTTACGGGCTGATCGCGGGGCACGGACGGCGCGAGGCTGCTAACGAGTTACAAGGCAAGCCGCTAAAGATGGCAGACGGCACACCCATTCCGGCGGGATGCATCCCTGTTTTATTTGCAGATGGCTGGTCTGATGAGCAAATACGCGCATATGTGATTGCTGATAACCAAGTCCCTCGCCAGTCGATTTTTGATGAGTCTATCCTTGCTGAGGAGTTGCAGGCGTTGCAGGATGGCGGGCTTGATTTGGGCATGATCGGGTTTGATGAGGGGGAGCTGGAGCGATTGCTGGGGGACGTTGCGTGTGCCGGTGATTCCGCTCCATCCGGCGCGACTGATGGGATAGATTACCAAGAAAACTACGCTGTTTTGGTAACGTGTACCGATTCCCGCGAGCAAGAAAAGGTCTATGAAAAACTGACAGAGCAGGGTTATGACTGCAAGGTGCTGGTGAACTAAATGAAAGTTGAGGTAAGAAACCGCGTATCCGATTTTAATAGCTACCGCTCCGCCCGCGTAAAGTCGTTATTCAACTGCGAAAGCGGTGCGAATTTCTCGCTCGACGCCGATATACCACTAGAGGATTCCGAGTGGCAAATCGGCGTAATCGTTGGGCCGTCTGGAAGCGGTAAAACGTCAATCGGGCGCACGGTTTGGCAGGACGTTGGTATTTATGACGGCGACCAAGGATGGGAACACGACAAGCCGATTGTGGATTGTATAGCCCCCGGTGGTGATTTTGACGCGGTAACAGGCGCATTATCTGCGGTCGGATTGGGTAGCGTCCCCGCGTGGCTCCGGCCTTACCACGCACTATCAAACGGCGAGAAGTTCCGCGCTGGTTTGGCCCGGTTGATAGCGGAAGGGCGCGACCGGGTTATTATTGACGAATTCACCAGCGTAGTAGATCGGCAAATTGCCAAGATCGGCGCAAGCGCGTTCCAAAAAGCCTTCAGGCGTACCGGCGGCAAGGCTATTTTATTGTCGTGCCATTACGACGTACTTGATTGGATAGAGCCTGACTGGATATTTGACACCCACACAGGGCAACTCGAACGGGGGAGGCTTCGGCGTAGACCACGCTTTGAGCTTGAAGTATTCCAGACGGACGGCTCGTACTGGCCTATGTTTGAACCACATCACTATCTAAAATTACCGCGTATGATAGCGGCTAAATATTACGTTGGATTTGTTGACGGAGAAGCGGTTGCACACATGGCAGTGTCTCCTAAGCTAGATGTTGGTGGAATGCGGGCTTGCCGAATGGTTGTTATGCCGGAGTGGCAGGGTGCGGGCGTTGGTATGCGGTTTTTGAACGACGTATGCCGGTTACAATTTACCGACGCCAACAAGTTCCATGGCCGTACCAAAGCAGTTTATTTTCACACGTCACACCCAGGGTTATGCGCGGCGTTACGGCGGGATAAGCACTGGGTTCAGGTCTCTCAAATGATGGGCGGAGGAAATAAGGGGAAAAGTCTTAATAAACTGGCGGCCTCAAAGGAAAAGGCCGGGATGGGTAGTGGCGGGGCTAGTAGTTACGGTGGGCATTTCCGAGCCGTACAAGGGTTCAAGATGCCTCGACAACTTGCCGAGGACTTACAGAATGCTTAACGTGCTGTTAGCCGGTCAAAAATACTTCGGGTTTTCAGTTTTCAACGCACTATCCGCATTACCGGGTGTAACCGTCACGGCGGTTGCCTGCCCAGCGGGTGGTGAGCGTGAGGATAAGCTCTATACAGTAGCGGCTCAAAAAGGCGCGACAATCATCAAATCCGGTACGCTAAACGCGCGAACATTCCCGCCCGGTATTGACCTAATCGTTACCGCACACTCCCATGATTTTATCGGCGAGCAGACACGGTTAAAAGCGCGTTACGGTGGTATCGGATACCACCCATCACTGCTACCGCTGCACCGTGGGCGCGACGCGGTTAAGTGGGTGGTAAGGATGCGCGAGCGCGTAACCGGTGGAACGGTTTACCGCCTATCGAACCGGGTTGACGGCGGGGCGGTACTGCTACAAGAGCATGTATTCATCCACCAAGATGACACCCATGAAGAACTATGGCGTCGCGACTTATGCCCGCTTGGCGTAAGGTTATTAGCTGAAGCCGTCGCTTGTATCCGTGATAACGGTTTTATGCCGGGCAAGGAGCAAGACGAAGCCCTTGCAACATGGGAGCCGTCGCTAGACGCACCACCGGTACACCGCCCCGACCTACTGTTGCTTGGGTGTGACGACGACACCGACGAGGTAATCGCGGAAAACATGGCTTACCTGCGATCGCACCGCATGTATATGTCAGCCGAGCAGGCTCAATCATGCCCCTAACCCCAAAACAAGAAAAATTTGCCCAAGTTTGGCACGCCACCGGCAACAAATCCGAGGCGTACCGACAGGCGTATAATGCCGGGAACATGAGTGACGAAGCAATAAGGGTTGAGGCCAACAAGGTATCAGGAAACCCTAACGTATCCCTAGCATTTGCCGAACTCCAAAAAGCAGCCCAAAAGCGCAACAATGTAACCGTGGATACAGTGTCTCAGATGTACCTTGAGGCGTGGCATCTGGCTAAAAAGATCAGCAACCCGTCGGCTATGGTATCGGCGGCTGGCGGCATGGCAAAACTCCACGGCCTAAACGCCCCCGACAAACAACACGTAGACCACGCATCCTCTGACGGCACAATGCGACCAACGACAATTGAGTTAGTCCCCTATGTCCGTGAGGATTAACCTACCACCTAAGCTTGTCCCAGTATTCGCCGCGCAAGGCGTGCGTTACCGCGCCGCATACGGTGGGCGCGGGTCAGGCAAGACTCGCACGTTTGCAAAAATGGCAGCGGTGCATGGCTATCGTATGGGCATGTCGGGGCGCAAAGGTTCGATATTGTGCGGTCGGGAGTATATGAACTCCCTCGAAGATAGCTCACTCGAAGAAATCAAACAGGCGATATACTCAGAGCCGTTTTTGCTGAATTATTATCACGTTGGCGACAAATACATAAAGTCGCACGACGGCAATATCAAATTCCTGTTTGCCGGATTACGCCATAACCTCGACTCCATCAAATCAAAATCCGAGGTCTTGCTGGCATGGGTAGATGAGGCTGATGCAGTGTCGGACATTGCATGGCGCAAGTTGCGCCCCTCTGTCCGTGCCAAGGGGTC